GTTAGCAATCGAGTTCACACTGTCGCCAGTGTTCAAAACAACATCGCCAGCAGACAATACAACATGCCCTAGAGGTGTTTGCACACCACATCCACGAGCCAGCATACCGGACTCCCCCGGCAACCTTTGGAAGCGGAAAATGTACGGAGCACCAACATACGTCATTGCGTACATGCTTCGCTCTTTGTAGATGACATTCATGTCACCCAAAGGCAGGCAATCTACTAAGATGTCAGGTGTCTCTGCTAGGTCTTGTTCGCCAGCATCTTTGGCCGGATTGGTTTCGTCCCAGTCACCAGCACCGGAAACAGCACCAGGATTAAGGGTTGTGGACCACTTAACCATGTGCGGATACTTAGTGCCGGACTTGGTTAGCCCAAGCGCAACGATGTAGTTCTTGAACGGACGCATTGCCGTGCAACGCCAGTTGGCATCCCATCCACCCAAGGTAGACAGAGTTCCAGTTCCAGCCCACGACATAGGCTGATCCACGCCGTTGTTCAAGATTAAGACGCCGTTTACCGAACCACCAGACCAGCGGTCATCAACCGCACCAGTTGGAGCAGTGCCGGTGATGTTGGTCCTTGTGGTGCCATCGTCAACATATACAGCAGTAAGCCCAGCATGGACCCAATACCGAGCCGTAGTGGTCGCGTATGGAGTGAGAAAGTACGGGGTTACGGATGGCGTGTCAAATGCTTGCGTTGTGCCTTTGAATCGCTCGGCATAGCCGTTATTAAAACGCACGTTTAGAGACGACGACCATACACCGCTGCCTAGTTCTTCTGGCGAAAGATCAGCCGCGATGCCTGCACCGCAGTTGTCTACGGTTGCTAGCATCAGCCCTCCGAAAACACGCCATCGGCGTATTTCCACCCAATACCAGGCATAGGGTCTAGGCCATCAATCAGAATCCAGTTATCACTGATGGGAGCGGCAGCAAGTGCGATGTTCACTACCGTGCCATCAAGGACTATTGCGTATCTCATAACAACTCACATGTAGAAGCGGAAGATCACAAAACCATTGCCGCCAGCGGCCATAGTTCCGCCAGGGGGACCACCACCAGCGCCGCCACCGCCGTTGCCGCCAGCGCCTGGAGTCGTAGTCACGCCGTTTGAACCAGCGGCAAGCATTCCGCCTCCACCACCTGCGCCCGTTGTGCCTCCTGTGCCACCTGCAAAGCCGGTCAGCCCCCAAATGGATACCGAGGCCATAGATCCGCCAGAGTTAGCGCCATTGCCAAGGCCTCCGGCACCAGCACCGGGAGTGCCGCCTCCACCGCCAGTTCCACCTGTGCCAGCGCTACCAGCGCCACCACCGCCCCACCCATTCATACCGTCCGCGCCATTCAGCGAATCGGCAGTAGATCCTGCCGCGCCAAGTGGCTTGTAAATGGTTACAGTTGCGGAGACATACGACGATCCAGGCGCTACACCCGAGCGAGTAGCTACATCAAGTGCGGACCACAGCAGCTTTCCAGGGAACGGTGCACCGCCAGGGCCACCTGCGTCAGATGTTCCATTCCCACCGCCACCGCCACCAAAAAGACCTGCCTTCGGTTTGTTTGTACCGTTGCCACCAGCGCCGCCGCCGCCAACTGCCGCGTACATCATCCCGCTGATAGATACTGTCGTTGTTCCACCAGAGCTGCCAGCAGTACCACCAGCACCTACAACGTAGTCGATTGATGTGCCAGCGATAGGTATTTCGTAAATTTGGCACCCACCAAACCCACCTCCAGCAGATGCGCCGCCAGCAGTGAGCGAACTACCGCCACCGCCGCATAACATCGCTTCAATGCGCTTGGTCCCAGCAGGTACGGCTATATTCCCGCTGGTCTGTAAAACGCCTGTTTGAACGTAGCTTTTCGCTCCGCTACCAGAGTCCTTTGGATCGCCCCAGGACATTACAAGTCTCCACCAGTTACGGTTACTGCCAGAGCGTTAGCAACAGTCACGGCAATGGTCGCGGTGATCTTGTAGCCAGCCGGAAGCATCAAAGAGCCACCGTTAAGCAAAGGCGTGTAAAAGTCAGACGCAGTGCTGATTTCTGAGGTCATCGTGTTTGCTGGAACACTGATGGACTTAATCAGCGTGTTATTGCTTGCCGTAGTCGTGGCCGATCCGTTGTTTACAAACAAGCGAACCACAGTAGCCACTGAAGTTCCTGTGTAGGCAATCTGCACTCCGTCAACTTTTGATCCATTGGCACCAGCAGTAAACAAAGTGACTACGGTGCCTGTGCCGTCTTTGTTGGTGTTTGCCGTTAGCAGCGTTTGTCCAACAGGTACTTGTGGCGTGATTGGGAATACGGGGGAAGTATTAGCAGCCATTTAGAAGGCTCCGTATAGGTTGTTCAAGTAGATGTTTTGACCAGCAGATACAACTTGGCCCCATGAGGCTGTAGAACCGTTAGTCGTCAGAAATTTGCCGGTGTTGCCGGACTGGGCAGGTAGCACCGCAGTGATGCCGCTAGAGGCCAGAATTGCGGACTGCACCATGGATGTGGTAGCCAGCAGTGCGCTGCTGTTGCTGCTGGCAGCGGTGCCGATGCCGGTAACGCTGGGGAACGTGAGCGAGAGCGTGTATTTGATGAGGCGAATGTGATCGTCGCCTTCGCTCTTGAGGTCTGTCGCAGCCGGTTTGGTCGGGTCTAGCTGGCTGATGTTGGTTGCTGCTTCGACGCTCATTTGGCCCTCACGCGCATAGTTGAGCCGCTGTACCAATCAACACTATTGATGTTGTTGACGGCTTCTTGATACATCTTTTGGGCTACGGCCTGGCGCTCGAAGTCCAGCACGTAAGAGCAGGCTTGAACTAATGTTCCGTAGAGATAGATAGACGGCCATCCTGTTAGTACCCAGTTGGTCGTATTGGTGTTTGAAAGTGCAGGTACGCGCTGCTTGTAGACAAGCTCAAGCGAGTAAGCACTATCAGGAATAGGCGCTAGCTCCAGATTGCCACCAATGACGGTGAACTCGGAAGGCCGCGCCTGTAAGTTTTGGTCGTAGTCAGACCCGATCTGATCTGGGCTAACGTAGCGTAATACAGTGTTGTAGCTGCCAACGATCTGCAGACGGCGTATCTCAACCATGTCACTCGGTAGAGAAAGAGTTGCAGTGCCTGCCACGGTTGTTAGCGTGGTCTTTGCGTCCATCGAGCGCGATTGAATGTCTGCGCTCATGTTTTCTTCTGCCATTGCCACAAACGTTGGCATTAGTGACAGCAGATCAGTCCTATGCATCCAATCAGCGACTTTCGTGCACAAGTCGCTGTATGTCGGTATCGCATTTGACTGCGGCTGTGAGATAACGATGGTCATATTGCGTACCAATAATGAGGTTTAGCGATTACGCGGGCCATACCATCGCCGGCAGCAAGGCCAGGGCTTGATCGGTGTTGACGGGCATCTGGCGCGTACCGGCCTGCACTTCTGCCAGCATCTGGTAAGCCAGCGCATTGCAGTTGTCCATCCACTCTGCAAAGGCCAAGCCTTCAGCTTGAAACGGCCCGGTGTAGCCAGCTCGAAGCGCACAAGTGAAGCGGTTGTCGTAGTGCTTGGCTTGTGCGGTAGCGTCAAACAGGGCTTCCATGGCCTTCACAATGTCAGCCGGTGTCAGGGGTGGCGGCACGTACGGCACGATCTTGGACTTAACCAGCGCAATCAGGTCGGCGTAGTCGGCGGCATCATCTCCAAGATCAGCAGCCAGATCATCCATCTGCACATCGGCGTAGCTGTGGCAACGCACTTGGCGCTCGACGGCTGGGGTCACGTTGCCCTCGGCGTCGGTGGATTCAGGCGCAATCACCTCCACCCAGGTGGCCTCGACGGAATTGGTGTCGGGATAGTGGATAACTTGTTTGAGGATCATAGGTCGTACCAATCAGGTTCGTAGTCATTGGGTTCAGGCCAGTCTCCAAAGAGCAGGGTTAGGAGGGTCATGCGTTGGAACCCTTAATGACTGCGAAGTTGATTACAAGTGCTTGAGACTGCGACACTCCGCTGACGTTGCGCACGGCCACCGAGACGGACCCTGCGGCTGGGTTGACTGCCCACACGAGGTAGTTAGCACCAAAGCCGCCTGCGCATGTGAAAACAACAGTATCGTTAGCGCCGATGGTGGAATTGGTTAGACCGAAAACTACTGTTGTGGCGTCAGCCAATGCCGCGTTGTTCATCGTGATCTGGCCTGTTGGCTTATTCAGCGTCACCGCCGTTGACTTGCTTGTAGCCTGTGTGACCGTGCCGCCTGAGCCTGTGCCGTAGCCAAGGCCAGCAACACTGGTGACTAATACGTTCCCGCTGCTGTCAATTTTGACGCGCTCGGTTGAGTCGGTATGGATGGCCACGCTTCCGCCTGTGGCCCCACCAATCTGCCCAATGGTGATGTTAGTGTTGTTCTGAGCCGTGAACACCCGGCACTGATCGACGTTGTCGACGTCGACGACGAATGCCGCAGCCGTGTTGGCTCGGTTTTTTAGGGTGACCTGACCGCCCTCCACGCCGTCCGGTGAACTCACCGTCAGGGTTCCGCCGGTAGTGATGCCGACTCCTGCGCCAACAGATTGGATCAGGACGCCGTTGATTGTGTGGGTGTCTGTGCTTGCGTTACCGAGGGTGGCGTTGCCCGTCGCAGATAGCGTCGTAAACGCACCAGAGCTAGGCGTAGATGCCCCAATAGGAGAGTTATCAACAGAACCGCCGACAACAACGGTTGCACTCGCGTTCGTGGGATCGTCAAGAAGAATATCTGTAATGGTTGTTACCGGATACCCGCCGACAGAGATAGACAGCGTGTATCGGCCATCTGCAGCGTAGAACTCGAAATACCCTGCAGAGCTAGAGGTTAGCGGGTTGGCAAGCGTGGTAGAGCCCGAAGAATCACCGAACAGGCTTGCAAGCGTCGTAGTGCCGTAGTTATAGACAGAGATAGACGCTGCAACAACAGGAGCACCGCTGGAGTTAATCAGCGAATCAAAATACTTTTTCATACACGTCCCGGCCAGATACGGAAGTCACGCAGCATGGGGTCATTGAGCATTGCCCGGATGTGCTTTTTGTCGTTGCACCACTCTTGAAACGTGATGTTGTGCTGATTGCAATAGGCATCAATCGCGGCTTCAGGAATGCGGGCAGCGTGTTTCATTTCGCTGGTGCCGTGCATCCCCTCGTTGTGTCGCGCTTTCGCGTCTGCAACGATTCCAGATACATCCTGGCGCGTTTCAAAGGTGATAGTCCCTTGCCCATCGTTATGCCGATGCAGCACGGTTTCGATGCCGAACTGATCGCGCAACATTTACAGGTTCTCCAACGGAGATACTTGGACAACACCCGCAGTAGACACCTGAATGGCGGCTACCTTGTCGTTGCCTTGCACGGCAATAATCACGGCGTCACCGGGCTGTACTTGCAGGTCAGTCGTGACGGCAGTTGCGCTGCTTTTCCCCAGGCGCACACATGCAGGCTGAGAAGCTGCGATGCGTACCCAGCGCGGCAGGTCGCCAGAGGATGTATTGGGAATGGTCGCGCTTGCGCTGGTGCCAGACGTAGTGATAGATACACCCGTTGCGGAAATTACCAGGCCGCTACCTGAAAAGACATTTGCCATAGATACTCCGACGCTTCGCAGCGGTGAGAGAAAAGGGAACGGGGCATTTCACCCCGATTGCGGTTACAGAACCGTGTAGAGCACTCGCCCGTAAATCGTCCCTGCAGTAGATGCAGTGCCGGTTTCGGTGTAGGTGCAGGTAATGCCCTGCTTAGTCGTTGCTACAGCCCAGCTAGCAGTCGGCGTTTGACTGAAGTTGCCGACTGCAGACTTCACATCTTGAGCCGCTGAGAACTGTGTCGTAGTGCCACCACTCAAACCAACAGAAACCGTTGCAGTGGTTGCAGCATTGGACAC